CGGATCCCTCTGGTTAAATGGGGTACCGCACCAGATAATCAGGTTGTTCTTAGGATGCAGCGCGTAGGTGATGGCCTGGTAGACGGTATCCTCTACAGAGGCAATGATGGTAGGGGAAGACGCATCCGCATCTGAGATCAAGTCATCCAGGATAGCTAACTGCGGACGGGTGTTAAGTTCTACTGTACCCCGAACCCCGGTCTTTGCGCCGTGACCGGTTACCACAAAAGGTTTACCGTCCGCATTTTCGAAGTACCAACGGACATCCGTGAACTTGGTTAGTGGTATGTACTCTCGGAGAAAAGAGCTTTGGTCCCACATCTGCTCCAAGCGCAGACGCATTTTCTTTACCCCGTTCTCCATGCTGTCGGAGACGTACAGGGCATACTTGATATTTGGTAGTCCCGGCAAGTCACCATAGACAGCGATGAACAGGATCATGTACTGGGCCATGACGGTCGTTTTTGCCGAACCTCGGTGGCATAGATTGACTACCCGCTTACCACCTCGAGTAAGCGTATCCAGCATGTAATAGTGCATGAGGGGAGTTTTATTCTCCGGCCCCTGCACCCCATGAATCAGTTTGACGAATGTAACGAACTGCAGCGCGAAGTCTGAAGGAACATAGTCTGCAGGTATTTCGTAACTTACCCTGTTGAGATAATCCTCTACTTTCAGCGTAGCAAGGACATTGAAATCCTCACTCACGCAGTTTCCCCTTCGATAACCACTGGACTGTAAGCAATTTCCTGCGCGTTCATCAGGCCTGCTTGGATAGCTTTCTTCTGCTCCGCGGCCAGCTCTATGACGGCATTGCGTAGATCGGTAATGCTGGAATCTTTCTTGATCCCGACATTCAGTTCCACTTTCTGTGTCTCAGGCATCTTCAGGTGAGTCAGCAGGCTGTTAGCCGCGGTAGTTCGAACCATTGGACTAACATCCTCGTTCATCATCAGAGCGGCTTGGCAGTTTAAGGCCTTCTGGTACAGATCCTGGTTGAGCACCCACGAAGGGATCAGGCTCTGTTCCATGATGAGCGTAACCAGTTTGCTCTTGTTGTAAGCAGTGATGTAGCTGGCTTGGTCCTTGGAAGCCACTCCTTGCTGAGCCCAGCGATGCAACTTGTCAGGGAAGGTCAGTGAAAAGGAATCCAAGCTGGTCTTGCCTGACAGCTTGTGGCTCACATACTTGACTGCATCAATGTAGTTGGTGAGCTTGAACTTACCGTCCTGCATGATGGAGGCATAGCTCAACAGGTTCTCCCGATACACCTCGTACATATCGGGATCAGAGAGCGTGGTATTGATCTTGTGAATCAACTCTGGGTTGATTGCCTTTTTCATTTTATCGGGTAAGGCATCCCGGAATTGATCAACTGTCAGGGCATCCACACTCAAACTCTCGTGTTAGTTACCCGGCAACATATCGCGGCAATTATATTTTTTCTTAGAAAATACCCCGTTTAATCTGAGGGTTACCCTATTACCGAATGGAGGTAATACGACAGGATCTTCTGCACATAGTCGATGGTCTCCTTACTGTGCTTGCCTGTTACTTCAGGAAGACCTTGGATAATCTCTTTGTACAGCAACTTACCGCCCACCTTCTTCTGAGCCTTGAGCAGGTTACCCATACCAGCGTTATACGAAGCCAGCATCAAACAGATTCGATCAATGTCAGGCCGCGGGCTGTGCCACGAACCATAGCTGACATGCCGGCCTTGGGCGCCCACTCCGCCCAGGTAGCGGGCATGAACTGAGCAATACCTTGCGCACCTACAGGGGACACAGCTTGAGCATTGAACCTGGATTCTTGCCACAACAGGGCTTTATAAATCCTCCAATCCAAGGTGGGAAAGTGTAATGAGAGAGCCCACTGAATATGAGTATCGTATTGCATGTAGGTATCAGCTCCCCTGTTGAAGGGAAGAGAGTATCCATACCCAATAACTCCTTTTCTTATAATATTTACTTAACTACCCTACCGCTCCACCACGGGCTGGCGTGGCCGCCGCCCGCAGCGGAGCGGTAGGGCGGGGCTGCGACTGCCCGTGGTGGGGCAATATCCACCAATAATCCCCTAATAAAGTATTTATACAAAAATAACCTACTGATTTTATTGGATTTTTTATAGTGATTTTGTAGTAAAGCATACCACCCCATTGCACATCTTCATTCATTGGGATTAGACTGGATTCAACCACGCCTCAGCGCATACAGAGAACCTTCAATGGAAGAGAAGACAGTAACCAACTCAACGATCCTTGAGATCAATCCAGACTACGAATACACCATTGCTGCCAAGAAGAAAACCAACCATCAGAGGAAGCATCCTATGTTTCACGCAGTAGGGTACCAGACTACCTACAACAACAAGTCCCAAGGCTTCCCCTTCCTAGATATACTCCTTGACCTCACTAAACCAGAACAACAACTGTTCAGAGTGATTCTGGCTCGACTGGACTCAATAGAGAACCTGGCTTATGTACCACTCACCTTGCTTGATGGTTGGGATGCCCCCAGACTATCGAGGATATACAAACAGCTTAAGGAACGTGGCTTAACAAAACGAACCATGCCCAACTATTACATGGTTAACCCAGATGCCATCTTCCATCCCAAGACTTATGCAAACACCAAGAAGAAGTGGGACAGGTTGACCTAGTAAGGAGAAGCCTTCCAGGCTTTATATGGATTAGATAGACAGCGCATATAATATATTTATTATATAAATAATAGTTATAATAATTTTTCTATAAGGGAAAATTCTAATTTAGGTCCGAGTTCAGGGTACTGACAGTCCACTGTCAAAAACTAAACTACCCCCCCCCTCTTACTGGTCCTACGGACTGGGTATGGCACACCCCCGTGCCAACTTCACCTACTGACTCCGGAGTCATGATATGCGCGAAGCCTGGACATCCTTCTGGCGTACCTTGTCACGCCTGCTCAACACCACCGATCACCTGATCGCAGCAGCAGAGAAACAAGCTATCCGCTTGGATGAGTTCTCCGAAAGGGAACTCCTCGAAGCACGCAAGCACCACCAGTACGACCTGGCTCTGCTCGACAAAGAGCTGGCCATACCGGTCAACAAACCCAAGGCTGCATAAGCCTGAGAGGATCCTTCGGGATCCTCTTTCTTTTCAAAAGAATACACACTACACATTACACACAAGGGCGAGACAGAACCCTTAGAGACAGAGGGGAAGCTAGTTTAGCCTTAGCTAACCTATTGATCTTAATACTAGTATTCATAATACATAGGGAGACAGGAGAGGGTGGATTGCTTATATTCAAACGTCTTTTATTCCGATTGGCCTTATAACTAAATGTCATAACCGATACCTCACCGATACACTAACTACTATCCCTATCAATACTTCTATCCTTCGGATAGGACATGGAGTGTTGGGTATCTCACCTGACACATAACCCCAAGGGGTGCATGTCATGTCTGATGAACAAGTCTCAACCGTAACGATCTACTGGGCTTCTCCCAACGGGGAGCGTGATGGCAATAAAACCCTCTCTGGGGCTCCTGAGAGGCTGCTGAAGCAAGCCCGCAACTACGAACGTAGATTGCTCAACCTTGGTTTCTACACGTCTGTAGAAGCCTCCAGAGAGGTGCTGTGCCATGAGTAAGGCATATACCGTGCTTTGGTCTGTGGTTTTCGTGGGAATAGCAATGCTTATTCCCGGCTGCATCCGGGTACTTGTGGATGCTACCGTTGTCCTGGGTAGATCTATGGGCCGTATCCCGTAAGGGGTACGGCTTACTCTAATCACAGGTTAACCACACTTAACAAGACTAGTCAGAAAGTCTACGTATCTCTATGATGCGCGCGCTCTCAGGCTAACCCTTTGAATAAAGCCCAACTACTCCCTCTTCGAGGGGGTATAGGGCAATTTCGCCCTTCAAAACAGAGGTTACTATCATGGAATTTCAATTCCCCAATCCCATTCTCGTCCAAAACTCGGGACAAACTACCAAGAAATGGCAGAATGATGCGTTCATCAACATCCAACTCCCGCGGGCCGATGGCACCATGGGCAAGCTGGGTTCGATCGGCCTCAAGCTGAGCAAGCCTTCCGAAAAGTCTCTCATCGAGTATCTTCGGGAAGATCCCGAGCGTGTGGTTGAACTCCTGAAACACGCCCACTTCGACTTCCGGATGGCCGATACCAGCTACCTCTCCTTGGGGTAGCTGGTTTCTTCTCCCCTTTTGCACACCGCGCAAACCCTTCGGGTAGGGGTAGGGATTAAACCTTGCCTTCGGAGGCAGTCATGCCTGAAACATTCTATGCGGTCATTCGAACCGCGGATAACGTGATTGAAGCGGAACCCGAAGTTCTCCTGAAAGTGAATGGTAAATGGCTTACTGACAGAGCATTCCATACCAGAGATGGACAAGAATACTTGGGCAAGTTGATGGCCCGAGATGAAGAACATGCTGTACTCCAATGGCGTACCTTTGGAGCCATCCTCAACCGCAATACAGGAGCCAAGGCATGAAACGGGTACTGAACAAACACCGGGATCAGATACCGGATAATGCGATCTACATCGGTCGAGGTTCCAAGTGGGGTAATCCATTCATAATGGGTAAAGATGGTGATAGGGAAACAGTCATCAGAAAGTACAAGGAACTGCTGGAACAAAAAATAGACTGCGGTCAGATAACAGCATTTGATTTAGCTGAGCTGGCAGACAGGCCTTTAGTATGCTTTTGCGCACCAAAGGCTTGTCATGGGGATATTCTGGCAGCGTTTTCAGACGCTGCACTCAAGGCAATAAGCTTCAACAAAAGAATGGTGGTCTTGGTTGCGGGGTTCTCAGCGTGGTTGAGAAATTTCCAGCAACGGAGTCTGCGACAGCTGCGTAAAGCTACGCCACATTGAAACCTAGAGGGGCCGTATGGCCCCTTTTCCTTGGAGTTATCTTATGACTGCTCGAATGATGCTACCTGCAGACATGCAGGAAACCAATGAAAGAAGGTTCCTGCGTAAGCACTTGGATGGTTATCTCCGAACAACCATTCTGGCTGATACAGACATGGGTGCCATGATTGAGCAAGGTGTAGCTATGCTCAAACATTGGCTGACTGGTAGCTACTACCTCAGCAAGAACAAGCGTCTAGCTCAGCTCAAAGGCTTGGACCTCGAGGCCTTGGTAATCAAGATCTTCGTGGGGACAATCTACTATCAGAGGCCTGAAACCTTCGTGTCTGTGACTGCTCAAATGGCTGGTTACCTTGGCTTTGATGACAAGGTAGACAGCATTACTACGGTAGCTGAGTTGGTAGCAATCCTGTGTCGTACAGGAGCTTATCGGCTGACCAAGGAGTCAATTGATTCCACTGTAATGGTGCAATCAGCTATGACAATGCCATCGGCAATACAAGCTGCTATTGAGCGTAGCAGGTACCCTCTGCCAATGGTTTGTGAACCCAAGTTTATAACCAATAACTTCGAATCTCCCTACCTGACATTCAATGAGTGTCAGATTCTGGGCAAAGGGAATAACCACGCCCATGATATTTGTCTGGATGTGCTCAACACCCAGAATCAAATTCCCTTGAGTCTGGCTACAGATTTCCTGTCTACAGTCGAAGAAGAACCTTCCTATGCCTTTGAGACAGCTCAACAGGCTCAGGAATGGGCACGCTTCAAATGGGAGAGTTACGACACCTATACCCTCCTGGTTAAGCAGGGTAATCGCTTCTGGCTTACCCACAAGGTAGACAAGCGAGGTAGGTTGTACGCTGTGGGCTACCACGTCACTACTCAAGGCAGTCCTTTCAAGAAGGCTATCGTTGAGTTCGCCAACAAAGAAATTGTTCAAGGAGTACCGAAATGACCATTTTTAGTCGAGTAAAACAACGGCTTGAAGATATGATCGGGGCTATGAAATCAGTCGAAGCACCTACCTCACTTGCCGGCAGTGACGGATATCTTTGTGGTGTGGTAACTGGACTGCAGTTTGCACTGGCAATCCTATGTTCAGAAGAAGAGCAAGAGAAAACCAATGCCCCCAAGACTGCTGCTGTTACCGAGTGGGCTAAAGACCATCCTGAGTTACAAGTTCAGGATTTACCTTGCCGTGAGGTTGATCCGGAAGATCTGAAAGGCTTACCCACAATTAACGATTG